AGATTTAAAGAGGGTATTAGATTTAAACCTTTAGAATATTTATGTGAGGACTTAACCGCAGACGCATTAGAAGAAGTAAAATAACCTAACCTAACTTTTCCAAATATGATCTACAATCTTCAAGACCTAGAGCTATGGGTGTAACCTTAAGTCCACAAGCGACAAGCTCGTCTATCTGTTTACCAGAGTACAAGCACAGGCGTGATTTCTTAACATCTTTAACCAATATAAATGTGTTGATGGGGTGTCGGATATGAAAAGATATTTGGTGAGGGGACAGGCGAATCTTATTCCCAGTTTGAACGACCTTGAGTTCTATAGTGAAGCAGTGACCATTAGAATTAAAAACCAATATATCAGGAGTCCCAAGTACACAGGTGTTTTCCAACCTAGTATGTGAAAGCACAGGCGTATTTTTTTTCCAATACTTCCAGAATTCTGTTTCAGGTTTTGCCACATCTAAAGTTTTTTCTTAACAGCAGACATTCTCCAACTTTCACCAGTGGATATTTCAAATACTAATCTATGAGATTCTCTTGCACCTATAACATTGTTTTCAAATAGTGTTATAGAATTTATATCAAAGTAACCATCTGGAGAGTGAAACTCACCTCTAGGTAACTTAATTTGAACTCTAGCATTTTGACATGTTGGTGATTTTAAAAATCTATCTAATTGTTTGGCTAATTCTTTCGCATTTATCATAAATTTGACTTGTACCCTAAATTACTCTATACGTCAACATATGGGAGTACCAAAAAGATTAACAGAAAAACAAATTAAATTTGCTCAATTAGTTGTAGCTAATGAAGGTCGTATGAATGGCACGGAATGTGCTAAAGAAGCTGGTTATGGAGAGGCCGCAAGGATTAGAGCATATGAATTACAGAACCCCAAAAAATATCCATTGGTTGTCAATTACATAGGTGAACTACGAGAAGAGAACCAGAAAAAATATGCTGTTACATTTGAAAGACATATTACAGAATTAGCCAAGATTAGAAAAGCAGCAATGGACAAAGGTGCTTTTTCAGCAGCAACAAATGCAGAAGTTGCTAGAGGTAAAGCAGCAGGGTTATATATAGGGCAGAAAATTATTAGAACAGGGAAGATAGATGACCTATCAGCAGAGGAACTAGAATCAAGAATGAAACAGATTATAGATGAATACTCACCTATATTAGAGGGTGTTGAAGCAGAAGAATTAACCAAGAAAGTTAAAAGTAAGGTTAAAGAATCAAGGCTTCCAAAGTTAAAGAAACTTAATTAATTTTCTTAATAGATACAATTACAGACGTTGGTATTATAGTAGTGTTACCGATAGTATCAAAGGTAGGTTTATCTTTAGTCTTAATATAATCAGTAAATATTCTAGTCACACCTTTTGTTTGGCTAACCAGATAACCTTTGGATACACATATAGGTAGTTTTGATTTATTCAAATCTTTAGTATCGGACCAACCTGCATCACCTTCAATATCCGCCCACTCTATCTCTACAAATGGATATGCTGATATATCATTGCCTAACGCTCTCACATTAAGAGGAATCGTTTTCTTATTCTTAATTTTCTTTTTAGGCATACTACCTTCATAACATCTCTATAGTACCTTTTCAAACCAAAAGAGGTTGTAAAAAAAACCAAAAAAGTTGTCTCGCGTAGGGAGATGTCTTTGTGTAAATTGTGTAACGCTGTGTAAGGTCATTTTACACAAGAATTGCTTAATTAAGTTATATGTACCAACAGTTTTCTGTTTTTGTGTCGTTGTGTAAGCTTTTTTAAACTTTTTTATTTTTTTTTTTTTTTATTTAGTTTGAAAAGGTACTATAGGGCAGAATCTTGCCTTATTCTTGCCTCATTTTATAGTACTGATCTACCCTAGCAAGCCATTTGTGTTGGTAATCAACGAATTCTTGACCCTCGACTATAAATTCTTGAAACAAATTGTCTTTAGTACAGATCAAATTCACGCCTTGTGTGATGTTTGTGCCATACACAAAGTTGTGAGCCATGGCATATGCTCCAAGTTGCATGAAGTAATCTTCTATCCACTCTCTCCGTTTGGGCTTGTTTGATTGCTTAAAATCTATTATACTTTCGATCCCATCATATACACCTACTAAATCAGTGGCTCCTGCGTACAGTTCTGGGTAATATAGGGTAACCTCATTGCCCCATACTTCAGATAACCTATTGTTTAAGCCATCTTTTATGATCTGATCTGCCATGACTGTTGCTTGTCTACCTAAAGGCGTTAGATCTATGCGTTTTGTACCATTAACATAAGCCTCTAGTATATTGTGCATAGCCGTGCCTCTAGCTGCTGCAGTTTCCGTGATCCGTGTTGCTTCATTAATTCCGACCCTATCACGCCACCTGGACAATGATTCTTGCTTCTCTTTACTCTGTGTTTGGCCCAATATAGTTGTAACACTTGGTAATTTTTTGTTATCTTTATTAATATCATAGTGTCTTTTACCACCGATCATAGACCTCATGGATCTAGGGTACTCGAATCTTTTATTCCATTTCATATTTTATCTTTTTAGTTTTCTGGTAGGCTTTGTCTTGATCACGTTGTTCTTGTTGTAACCTATTAAATTTTTTCTTACCAAATATCTTATCAAAATTTTCTCTATATTTATCGGTACTCGGTCTAGACTTACCGTCCCATTTTTCTTTTTTTGTAACCATATCCCCTCTCTCTGTTCCCGTATAATTTTTGCCATGACCAACTACTTAAGTATGTCGAGTAATGATATATAAGCATTAGTAATTTACGTACCATAACCTATCTCTCTTCCCACTCTAATATAATTAGTCCAATCCTCTGGATTACTATCTCTCTTTCTTTGATTACATCCGACACAGCAGAATACTACATTATTATATTTGTAGGTCAACCTAGAATCATATCTATCTATAGAAAAATTGGTTTGTACCTGGCTTTTTTGGCCCGTATGCCCTTTACCTCTAGTACCTAAACGTCTCATAAAAGAATATTCTTTTAAACAATAACTACAAATTCTGCCGTTTGTTTTAGGAAATTTTTCTTTCATAATCTGTATATGGTTCATGTACAACTGCCAAAAATCCTGTTTCGTGATCTCTGGTATCCATTTCGTTTGCCGTGATGGGTTGTATTTAGAACCAATGTTCCTTAACACATACCCACGTTCCGAGTTCTCATACGCATGATCTACTTTTAATCTACGAAGATCATTAGGATCAGAGTATGGCACTACGCACCTATCTTTTTAAGGTCTGCCACACTATCAATTTGATTAAGCTGATGTTGCTCTATCTCATACAACGGGGCCTTGGTTGGGAAGCTTGTACCGTCATCCCTGTGCCGTAGTTCACCCTTCTCGTAAAATTTAGCTTTATCCAAAAAGTCTTTTTTAGGTAACCAACCACATATCTCTACATGCTCTTCTCGTTTGTTAAGATTAACAAACAATAATATATCAGAGGGTATATCTTTTTGATAACCTACAAAGTTATGTACCCAGTTATCTCTCATATCAAAGTTACGAGCCATAGATTTTATATCGACCATCTTATTATTAATAGATATGTCTTCAGCTATAATACCTTCACCATATGTTGGATATTCTAACCCTAGTATTCTATGAGTTATAAGATCTCCTATCAGGCCTGTGTATTGATGGGTATAAGTTCCGTTAAAACCTGTACCTCTGTTACCGAAGTTCTTACCTACAAGAACTCCTTTTGCGTATTCCTTATCTTCTGCCTTAATTGCTTCTTTTATCATTGTTTATCTCCTTTATTAAATTTAACAACGTTTTTACCAAGCAACGCATTAGATGTCTCAACGCGTGTTTTGTTAGCAAGATCATTAAGTTTTGTTTCCAAACCAGGTTCTTTTTTCTCTGCCTGCCATTGCTTTGTGCTTTTAGGGCAATGCATCATGTAGGTATGAGTAAATTTTTCGTTATCACTTAACTTTTCATGTATTTCATCTACCTGCAATTGCATCCATTCTTCAAGATCAGTAAAATAATCTAGTTTAAATATAGGATCCCAATTTTTAAAATTACCCCCTGTAATTTTAATTCTATGTGAACCTATAAAATTATCAGATTCATCACCATCATCATTGTGATCCATATTACCATTAAAATCATCCCAATATGTTGTAATGTTTATTTTTTTGATATCATCTTTCTTACTCATTTGTTGTTCCTTTCTAGTTCCATGATTTGTACATACTCGTTTAGTCGATCTACTTCTTTCGCAAGCATTAAGTTATCATGTTTTGTTTGTTTTAATTCTTGTTCTAACATTTTTATTTCTTCTGTTAAATCAAGGACTTGTTTGTTTTTTACCATTTTTTATTATGTATTTAAGTATCGTAGTTGTCGGATCAATATTTTTACTGCAATGGCTTAAGCAAAGGATAGCTATCAAAATAATCATCAAACTCTTTGTCATAAACCTCTCCTTCTGAATTGCATAAAGTACATTGAGCAACAACGTCTACTCTACCTTCTTCTAATAACACTTTAATAAATCCGTTACCCCGACACTTTGGGCACGTCTTTTTTTCCGCCGTCATCTTTTTTCTCCTGTATAGTTTCTAATTTTACCAACATTGCAATGTGTTGTGCAACCTCACCATAAGGTCTGGCCCACATATATGATAGTAATTGTTTTCTTTGTTCTTCAGTTATATTAAGCATTTTTCATCTTTCCGTTAAGTCTCTTTACTTTTTCGTTTGCTATTGCTTCTACGGTTTTACTTATTGATAGTTTTGCGTCTGGTAATAATACCTTCGACAACTTTTCTAAAGTAGAGTATGTTTCTTTTGTAAGGGAAACATTACGGTATTTAGTTATATCAGTCATTTGTACCTTTCATTTATTTATGATTACTATATAGGATTTTAATAAGAGTTGTCAATGATTAAAGTATTTTTATTTATGTATATTTGCAGCACTATTCCAGGCAATGATTGTCGAGTAGTGCCCACTAAAAAAGAACAATTTAATGATATCTATGAATGCACTATCTACGGTTATCAAGAATCATTAGATTTAATATATAGTTTAGATAGAGAGTTTGTAAACCAACAAGGTGCACATACAAAATTTATTTGCCAAGAACAGGAAATTATTTAAGCACAAATACAACCAAAAAATACACTACCGTCTTTTAGAAAATGTTTGTTTACATCACTATGGTAGACAGTTAATTTCTCTCTTATTATATCACACAAATCCAAACAATTTTTAAAGACTTCACCATCAGTCATTTCTTTAGTAACAGCAGTTAAATAATACAAACCATCTTGTAAAATTATTAAATCCATTATCCAAAAATACTTATAATGTGATTACGTTTCTTTTTATAATTTATAGATTTTTCACCACGACTTGTGCCTTGTTTTATTATTTTACCTATACTAGGTCCTTTAAATTCTACTTCCACACCAAATTTTTTCAAAGATTTCTTCATTAGATTTAGTTCTAATACAAATGTAGACCATTGATTTTGTGATGTGCCGTCAACTTTTAGTGTTATTGTTTTCATTTTAACCCTGACCTTTGTAGCGTGTGTTTTTACGTTGCCTTTTTTCTGCCTTATTTAAACATTTTTTATGTTGTCTAGGCCCACGTTTCTTGGGCTGATCTCTTTTAACATAGTGAGAAAAATTTTGTTTAGCCAGTGTCCTTTATTTCATCATATTCTTTTAATTGCACAGGTATGTAGCTAACTTTACCATTAACTTTTTGTTCAATATCTCCACCACAACTCATACATCTAAAAAAATCACTAACTATAGATATTAATAAAGAATGCTCTTCACAATGTGGACAGATACCATCTACCATTTTTGCTTTCTTAATTATATCTGCAAATAATTTCTTTCTTTTATTCGACAACTTTACCATCTCTCCATTTCATTTCAGGTAGATCATTGGTATATTTCTTACCATCGAATGTCAATATCTGTTTTCTGTTAGAGCCTTTTTCGTTGTAACTGCAGTGTATCCAGCCCGCTGATCCGTCATCGGGTTTGTAAAACTCGAGAATGCATTGATCAAAATCCACGTTGTTGGTTAGCCAGTAAGCCACTTGAATATTTGGTACACCATTGATCTCAAAATCAATTGCTTGACCTTTTGCGTGCTGTGAGGTCTTTTTGCTGCCAATAGCCTCGCAAAGGGCCTCTGAACGGTAGCCAGAGGACACTGTAATGGGCTTGTCAAAGTGTGCCCGTATCGGTTCTAGTATCTCATAACAGACGTTTTCTAGGTTTTTAATCTCACCTGCTCCTGGAGTATTGTCTATATTTTTTCTAGATGCTACCATTGAACGGGTCATCTCTTCTAAAGTAAAATGTTTCGATAATTGCATGATAGTTTTGTTATTAGTTTGCTAATGGATTACTAGTGCTAACCTTGATTTCTTCGATCTGCACCTTTAATAATTTTATTTCAGTTTGTAATACTTTAATGTCTGTTTTGCTGTGTGCGTGTGACGTGTCATGTGAATGAGATGTATCTGCATTTCCCAATGCTTTAACTTTTTCTTCTAATACTTTTATTTCAGATAAAAAACTCATATCAATACCTTTAGAGGCGTTTGTTAATC